AGATTAATTAATAAAAAAAATACAAAAATGGGTACAGAATATGATAATGACAATACGCTTTTAATGATGCAATTAGGTAAAGGTGGTGGTACTGAGGTTTTCACTACCGCAGCACAATCAGGAAAAGACTGGGTGTGTGTATATTTCCCAGTAGAATCAGTTGTTGCAAGTATTGCAGCAGATGGAGTTACAGGCGAAACTTCTCTACAAACAACACTACCTGCTGGAACGACATTGTTTATGAATATTACAGCGATAACACTTACTAGTGGAATTGGAATAGGATATAAAGATATATAAAATGAAATTAGCATTAAATTTATCAATAGGTTCAGACAAAACCTATAAAGGAGGTAGGTCTACTGCTTTAATAGTAGATAGTCTTAAAAGAAGAGTAGAAGCAAGAGATGGATCATTTGAAGCAAAGTCTTGTTTGACTACACAATTAAATGCAATTAAAAACATAGCATAATATGAGTTTATTAGATGATGTAAGTTTAATGATAACACCTAATGGGGTGGCAGAAGATGTATTATTTGGAACATTACCTCAGCCAATAATAGGAGAAAATATATTATTAAATCCTACTTTTGATACTTCTGTTCCTTTAGGGACTAATGGTAGTGGGTGGCAAAAATATGAAGGAGGCACAAGCACAGTAGCATTTTCAGATGGTGGAGCAAAACTAACTTATGGAAGTGGAAACTGTAAATTAAGAGCAAGAACATCAGGAGGTTCTGAAGCGGTGATGACGAGTGGGATTGTTTATAAATTAACCTATGAAGTTATTTCAGTAGATTCTGTGAGTAATCTTTTTCTCTATACAGGAGCAACTGATGTGGGGGTGAATTTAACAGTAGGAACACATACTACTTATTTTACTGCTGATGGAACACTATTTCAATTTCAAATTACTACAGGTGGTAATATAACTTTAGATAATGTATATTTACAACCATACACATCAGCAGACATGGACTTTACTAGAGCAACTACTGCTACGAGAAATGGTTTTAGTGTAAATACAACAATAAATCCAACTTTTGATACTACTATTAATTTAGGTACAGCAGGTAGTGGATGGAAAGATAATACAGGAGGTGATAGTACAGTAGCATACTCTAATGACGGAATACATAGTGGTGTGAAACTTACAAGAGTTGGGTCAGGGGCTTGTAAATTAAGAGTTAGAAACGCAGGTGGAAGCACTTCAGGAATGAAAATAGGCTCAAAATACAAACTGGTTTATGATGTAGTTGAAAATAATGGTTGCACTCAATTACGTTATTATAATGGGGCATCACAAACTGTTGTAGATAATTTCATAGGAACACATACTTCTTATTTCACTCAAACATCTACTGGTACTTGGCAAATGGAAAATGTTACAAATGATTCTAACATAACTTTAGATAATATTTACTTATATGAATTATTAGTTGAAGATGTTCCTAGAAATTTACTTGAATATAGTGAGGATTTAACTAATTCGTTTTGGAACGCTGTTAACTCAGATACTATTGTTGCAAGTACAATACCATCTCCTGATGGTGCTACTTTTGGTTTTAAAGCAATACCTAATACAAGTTCTGCACACCATTACTTTGATTATGATTATGCTAATGTATCACTAGCATCTACAGGTTCAGAAGTTACTTATAGTGTATATGTTAAACCTTTTGGATATACAAATTTCCAATTAGCACCTTCAACAGGTTTTAATTCAAATTCTTTTGTGTTATACCAAAACTTTGAATTAACAGGAGATGGAGTAAAAGGAACAGGAAATGTTAATGGTGCAACAATAGAAAAAATAGGAGATTGGTATAGATGTTCAATTACAGAAACAACAACAGATTACAGCCCTAGAGTTTTAAATCTTGCACTTCCTTCTTCAGGTTTAGGGAGAAACCCAACATTTGAAGGTAGTGGTAATGATGGTGTTTTATTATGGGGTGGTCAAATAGAAAAAGGAACATTAGCAACAGCATATATTCCAACAACAGACAGATTAAATGTACCTAGACTTGATTATACAGGTGGTCAATGTCCACATATATTAGCAGAACCTGCAAGAACAAATATTTGTAAACAAAGTGAAAAATTAGATGGTACTTCTTGGACTAAACAAAACGTAACAGTAACTGCTAATTCAACTACAAGTCCTGATGGTACTGTTAATGCAGAAAAAGTAGCAAAAAATGGTGTTAGTGCTGATGATAAAATAGAACAAGGAATATCAATAAGTAATTCAACATCATATAGTGTAAGTGCTTTTTTGAAAAATAATGATAATCCAACAGGAGGTAAAACTACATTATCATATAGGGTAAATAGTGGAACATTATTTAGAAAAAGTTACGAATGGACAGGTTCTGCACTTGCTGCCACTACAACGTATGATAGTGGTACTAGAACTAATGAATTTATAGAAGATTATGGAAATGGGTGGTATAGAGTTGGTTTTAGTTTCACTTCTGATGGAACAGCAGGAGATATAGAAATAGATATTGATAGAAGTGGTGGAACATCAACAACAAGTATATATGTGTGGGGATGTCAATTAGAAGAAGGTGGTTTTAAAACATCATACATACCAACAGTAGGAAGTCAGATAACAAGAAATGGAGAGGTATTTGAAAGAACAGGAATTGCAAATTTAATTAATGATGCAGAAGGGGTGTTGTATGTTGAATTTGCTGCTTTAGCAGATGATTTAAGTTATAGGGAAATATCCTTATCAGATGGAACAAATACTAATAGAGTGGAGATAAGGTTTGATACTACTAGCAATACTATTAATGCGATAATAAGAAATACTTCAAGTTATGTTTCTTTAAGTTATGCAGTAACTGACATAACGGATTTTCATAAAGTTGCTTTTAAATATAAAACAGCAGATTTTGCTTTATGGGTGGATGGAACTGAAAGAGCAACAGATTCCACAGCATTTGTAACAACAGGACTAAATAGACTTGCTTTTGATAGTGGAGATGGTACAGAAATATTCTATGGAAAAGTAAGAAATTTACAAGTATATAAAACAGCATTAAGTCCTACTCAATTAGGGGCTTTAACAACATAAAAAATGGAAGAATCAAAATATAAAATATATAAATTACATTATACAGATAAAGAAACAGGAGATGCTGATTTAATAGCAAAAGGTGTTTTTGAAGTTATTGAAGAAGAAGGGGTTAATCAAGATGTATATATTAATGGCACACAATCAGTAGTTTTTATAGGTAAATTAGAAGATAAAGAAAAAGTTGGTATTACAGAAAATGATCCTCCTATTTATCAAGAAGGTGTTTTTTATGATGTAATGACAACAGCAGAAATAGATTTTGGAGATGCTGAGGTTTTTCCAAAGGAATATGCACATACGTTTGCAGGATATCCAACACATCCTGAAACAGAAGAAGAAAACGAATAATATAAATAATAATATAATAAAAATAATAATATGGCAACAACAGTAACAGCAGCAGATCTGACAGTAACAGTTTCAGAATCTTATACTTTAAATGGAGTTAGTTATGGAAATTCATCTAATAAAGTTTTTTCAACTAATGGTGAGGTTTTACAAAGAATTATGAGTGTTAGCACTAGCGACCCTGCAATTTTAAACTTTGGGGCTGCTGATGCGGCAGGACAAGTAACAGTAGGAGATTTTAAATATTTTAGAATTAAAAATTTAGATGATACAAATTTTGTAATGTTAACTCTTTATAATGGTGCTGACTCTTTCTTTTATAAGTTAGCAGCAGGTGATACGTTTTTATTAATGAGTAATGATATGGATGCTATTGACGCAAGTACAAGTTTTGGTGCATTTGCAGATATAACTCAAATAAAAGCAGATGCAGATACAGCAGCGTGTGATATAGAAATATTAGCAGTAACAACATAATATGGCTAAAGGAGTTACATTTAAGTTTAGAGGAAATACTCGTAAAAAAAGAAAAGGAATACATAGTAAAAACGCTTCTAGGACTAAAGGGGGTCAACAGTATGTCAAACCTTATAGAGGTCAAGGAAGATAAATATAAATAATATGCCTTGCTACGAATGTGAAAATGGTAAATGGAAATTTGGAGAAACTGGCAAATGTCAGTATGATTCTAAATCTGAGTGTGAAACTGCTAATAAAGATTATTACGCAGAAGAAACTTATAATGACTATCCACAAGCAGCAACTAACAATGCTAAGAGAGCAATAAAGTACAAAGAAGAGAATGGTAGTGATTGTGGTACTATTGTAGGGTGGACAAGAGCAAGACAACTAGCAAACAGAGAAAGTCTTACAAGAAGAACTATTGCTCGTATGGCTTCATTTAAAAGACATCAACAACACAAAGACGTTCCTTATGATGAGGGTTGTGGAGGGTTAATGTGGGATGCTTGGGGAGGAGATGCAGGTATAAATTGGGCAATAAAAAAATTAGAACAAATAGATAAAAAAAACATGGCTAAAAAAAAGAAGTATTATTCTGATGATGAGCATGACCATCACTTTCATTTTACACAAGAGATGATGGAGACTTTACATAACGAAGGGGAACTAGAGGTTAGAGTAGAAGAAGATGGTAATGAAATGCTTATAAAGTTTACTTATGGTGATAAACAAGAAGAAAATATAAAAGATGAATTTGGTGGTTATTTTGATGAGATTATTAAAAATCTTAAAGAATCAAAATAAAATGAAACTAAAACATTTTAAAAGATCTGAGTTTACTTGCAAGTGTGGATGTGGTGAAACTGTTATAAATGATGAGTTGTTGTATATGTTAGAAAGGGCTAGGTCTTTTGCAAAAATACCTTTTGTCATATCTAGTGGATACAGATGTGAGAACCATCCTGAAAGCAAGAAAAACCCAACATCATCTCATATAAAAGGGTTGGCTGTAGATATAGAATGTAAAGATAGTAACACTAGAGCAATAATGATGGATGCTTTAGTATATGCAGAGTTTGAAAGATACGGATTACATAAATCATTTATCCATGTGGATATAGATTATACTAACAAACCAAGTCCTGTGATTTGGTTATATTAATTAATTATTAACTTAAATATATATTATGGAAATTTTAAAAAAAATGTTTGATTCAAGAAAGTTTTGGTACACAATAGGGGCTATATTTATTCCTTTTGCGGCAGTTAAATTAGGTCTTACTGAGGCTGAGATTGAGAAAGTTTATTATGCTATTCTCACATTAATCTTAGGTCAAGGACTTGCAGACATTAAGAAGTAATGATAAAAAAATGGATAGGTGAGGCACTCGCAACAGGTGCTGTAAAGCCAATAACAGAATTATTAAAAGCAGTAAAAGAACTATTTACAGACACTAAAGGCAAGTGGAGTAGTAAAAGAACAATTAGTGGAGTAATAGTTGTTGCTGCTAGTTTATACATAGAAAAAAACGGAATAGACACTAATGCTCTTATAATGACAGCACTAGGGGTTTTACCATTATGTTTTTCTGTTTTTGAAAAAAATTGTGGAAATTGCAAAGATATTTGCAAAAAATGATTATTTTAGCAAATTACAGGGTAGGGTTGTGCCTATCTTTGTTTCATTGTTTATAGTTTTCAAGGGTGAGGTGTTAATAAGCATCTCACCTTTGTATTTTATAGACTTGTATTTTGATTACTTTGCGTAACTAAAAAACAATAAACTATGAAAAAATACGGAAAAAGACTTAGACTTTCACCTGAAGAGGTAGAAATGATCTATGAAAGTAGAGCAACAGAAACCAACATAAATAATAACACAGTATTAGATATACATCTTGCTGAAAGGGGCATTGATAAGAAAGATGTAGTATCTGTAAAGCATTGGCAATCTGCTGGTGGAGAATTTAGATTTAGTGTTGTTACAAAAGAAGATATGTCTTTAAATGAAAAAGACTTATTATCAAAGGTAAGTAGGTTTATAGACCAATATTCTCCTCATTATCCTACTATAAAAACAAAAAATACAGGTGCTAGTCATTTGTTAGTTATAAATCCAGCAGACATTCATATAGGTAAATATGCAAATGGCGTAGAAACTGGTAGCGAATATGACGTTGAAACTGCTTGTATGCGAGTTTTAGAGGGTTTAGAAGGACTTGTAGCAAAGTCAGAAGGGTTTGAGATAGAAAAGATTTTATTCTGCATAGGAAATGATGTATTGCATATTGACAATGTTTATAGCACAACTACAAAAGGAACTTATCAAGACACAGATGGTAAGTGGTGGGAGCATTTTGAAATTGGTCTTGCTTTATATGTTAGGTGTGTAGAAATATTAAGAGAGATTGCTCCTGTAGATGTTATACATTGTATGAGTAATCATGATTATCAAAGTGGCTTTCATTTAGCACACGCTTTAAAAAGTTGGTTTAGAAAAGACAAAAGAATTACATTTGATGTAGGAGTGGCACATAGAAAGTATTATCAGTATGGTACTAATCTTATAGGTTTAGAACATGGTGATGGTGCTAAGATGGATAGTTTACCTTTATTAATGGCTCAAGAGAAACCAGAAATGTGGAGTAGCACTAAGTATAGGTATTGGTATTTACATCATTTACATCATAAAGTAAAACATAAATGGAGAGATGCAAAAGATTTTATAGGGGTTACTGTAGAATACATGCGTTCACCAAGTGGTACTGACAGTTGGCATAATAGAAAAGGTTTTTCTGGTGTTTTAAAAGCAGTTGAAGGTTTTATACACGAAAGAAATAGCGGTCAAGTAGCACGATTAGTTCATTATTTTTAGAAAAAATCACACAATTTTACTCTAGTAGATAAACATTTTATAAAAAAATGTTGAAAATTCTTTGGTGGTTTGTTTCAATTTTATAACTTTGCGTTGTAGAATTTGAGAGGTTCGGTATCTAATTGTAACACTTGTCGTAATACTTGAAAGGATAGGGTAAAATTTTCCTCTTAGATTCTACATTAACTTAATATTAACTAAACTTATAAATATGGAAACTGAAAATAAAGAAGAAATAGAAAAGAGAATCCAAGCGTATGAGTTACAAAGGCTAAGAAAAGCAAACTCAAAATGGAAACTTGAGAACATAGATTTAAGACAAAAACTAAAAGAAATTTATTCAGTATTGACAGCCAATACAGATAATTTAATACAACAATAATTATTAACTAAAAACAAAAACAAAATGAAAAAAACTATGCAAGAAAAACTAAGAAAACAACCTGAACCTGTTGTTGAAACAAGAAAAGAAGCACTTAGAAGGCTTTACAAAGAAAATGGTTTAACAGAAGAAGATATATACAAAGACAAAAGAGGCTTTGTAATTATCACAAGAACTGGTATTGATAAGATTGTATCTAAAAATAACATTACAGTTGCTTATGAAGTTATTAATATGGATGTAGAAAAGTCTATATGCGTGTTAAGAGCAGCAGCAACAATGAAAGTTGGAAATGATGTTAGAAATGCTATGAGTTTTGGCGAGGCATCTGATGCTAATTTAATGGGAGGTGGTAAAAAGTTTCCTGTTGCTATGGCAGAAAAGAGAGCAATGTCAAGAGTAGTTCTTAAGATCGCTGGATTCTATGAGCAAGGAGTGTTTGGTCAAGATGAGATTGTTGATTAGTGAATGAAGATTGGTTTGATGAGTTGCACAATGGTGAGCCAACGCATATTACAGATACGCAATGGTTCATCATTGAAAGCAACATTGATAACACATCTATACCTATAAGCGAAATTACAGACATACTTAGTAGGCTGCATCAAATGACAGAATTAGAAGCAGAAGAAATTATAAAACTAATAAACGAAAACAAAATTGAAACAGACACAAGAAAGCAATGGGAAAAAATGCTTAAAGACGGAGTATTTGGACATAGAGATATTTAATCACTTTTTAAAAGTTTACTCTTATATTATTTGGAATGGAAAACAATTACTTGGAGAGATTGTAGAGGATAATATTATGAAACTGCTAGACAAAAATCAACTGGTAGATTTCTATCACGCTGGTAAGACAAAGTTTAAAATAGAAAAAACCAAAGTAGAAAAGTATTTAAAAAATGACAAATAAATATTCTTTAAATAAAATACGAAAGTCAAGAAACGAATTTGAAGCATTGCTTAGAATATATGGTATATCTAATTTAAGGCTTTGTAAAGTGTTAGAAGTTAACTATGCAACAAGTAAAAAATTTATAGCAACACCAACTAACATGAGATTTATACACGCTAAAAAACTAGCAGATTACATTGGGTTAGAAATACAAGATATAGTAGATACTGTCGTGTACGATATAAAATAATTTAAACTATACAGGCAGAGTTATAATCAAAATATTTAATAATTGAGCGGTTATACTTTGTGGCGATTATGTTCCTCTGCCTGTATAGTTTATTAACTAAAAACAAAAATAAAATGAGAAGAAGAAGAATTAAATTTAGTGATTTCTACCATAACATTATTATGAATGAGGTAGCAGATATTTATAATGTTGAAAGAGATAGAATTTTTTTAGGAAGTAGAGAAAAGAATATAATTTTTGCAAAGAGATTATATATCTATATACTTAGAGAAATGTTTGGTCTTACTTT